CCCTATGGATCATTGGCGAACAGGTGAGGATATCTTGACCGCTATAGAAGTATTGGAGGAGCGCAATCGTGGCAAGTGAGCAAGTAGCACTAGACCAGACTGAACTTCGTCAAGTCTTCAAGGCGCTCAAGGGTATGTCGGATGAAGCAGTCGATGAAGCGAAACGCCAGTCGGGAGCGCTGGCGGACTTCGCTCGATCAGAGATTATCCAAACGGCTAACTCAAGGCCAAGTCGAGCAGTAGCTGGGCGCATCGCAAGTGGAGCCCGTGTTAAGAAGTCAAGCCGTATCGGTGAGATTACTTATGGGTTCGCCTCTCAGAAGTTCTCAGGTGGAGCAACTACCAAGGATATCTGGGGCGGTTCTGAGTTCGGTTCTAACAAGTTTAAGCAGTTCCCAGTCTGGTCAGGCCGTGAAGGTCGAGGATCGAAGGGCTGGTTTATCTATCCAACGTTACGCAGGATTCAACCTGAGATAGTCGCTAAATGGACTGCCTCATTCGATAAGATTTTGAAGGAGTGGACATAATGGCCTCAACATCCAGAGCCTTAACCCTTAAACTCCTTGCAGACGTTGATAACTTTACTAAGAATCTTAATAAGGCCGATGGAGAAGTTCAGACTTTCGGTGGCAAAGTATCCGAGTTCGGTAAAAAGGCTGGTCTAGCCTTTGCAGCCGCAGGAGCCGCAGCCGTTGCATACGCTGGCAAGTTAGCCATCGATGGAGTGCAGTCAGCAATTGCAGATGCAGCAGCTCAAGAAAAGTTGGCCTTAACGCTTAAGAACGTTACAGGGGCAACAGAAGCACAAATAAATGCCACAGAAGATTACATAACCAAGACATCCCTAGCCTTCGGCGTTACAGACGATGAACTTCGTCCATCCTTGGAGCGTTTAGCCAGAGCGACAGGTGATGTACAGAAGGCACAAGAATTACAAACTATCGCCATCGATGTCGCCGCAGGTAGTGGCAAGTCACTCGAGGCCGTAACAAATGCGATGGCTCGCGCAGCCGAAGGTAATACTGCATCGCTTGGCCGTTTAGGTATTGGTCTATCAAAGACTGAACTAGCAACCATGAGCATGGAGCAGATTACTGCCAAACTCGCTAGTACCTTTGAAGGTCAAGCCTCAGCTAAAGCCGATACATTCCAAGGCAAGATGGATCGCCTCAAGATCGCTTTCGATGAAGGCAAGGAAACAGTAGGCGCCTATATCCTCACGGCTATTACCCCTATGGTTGAAACCATCGTAAACAAGGTGATACCGGCAATCTCAAACTTTACAAGTAATCTAGGCGAGAAGTTAGCGCCAGTCATGAAGATCATCCAACCAATCATTGACGGAGTTACATTTGCGTTTAATAAGGTGCGCGATTCACTAGCAGAAAATAATGACAAACTTCAGCCGTTTTACGATTTCATGGTAGGCATCTATAACTTTGCTAAAGACTTCCTTGCTCCAGTCATCGGTAAAACATTAGGACTAGCTTTTAAGTCACTCGGTACCTTTATCTCCCTTGCGATAGATACCTTTGCTGATTTCGTACAGACTTTGAGCAATATCTATAACCGCATCATGGGCATTATTAACGCTATCAAGAGCGCGGCTTCAGCCGTTGCTGGGTTCTTTGGCGGAAATGACAATCCAAGTTCAGCAACTCCAAGCGTAACCAGAACTCCAACATTACCTAGGGTTACAGTTCCTTCTAGCCAAACTAACATTACGGTAAATGGAGCAATCGATCCAGAGGGTACTGCGCGAACAATCGTAGGCATCCTCAATAACTCAGCCGCTCGAGGCACACTTGGCGCAGCAGGATTCTCTACTCCATGACCGCCTATACCCCTGATTACAAGGTTCTTATTAATGGGGTCGAGTTATCTAACATCACGATAGCCGATCTCACTATCACCTCAGGCCGTACAGACATCTACCAGCAACCCGTTGCCGGGTATTGCCAATTACAGTTACTAAATCTCAATAACGCGAGTTACGATTTTACGATAGGTACAGGCCTTACGGTAGAGGTTACAAACTCAGTAGGAACTTACATCCCAATCTTCGGCGGCCTTATATCCGATTTTACGGTAACGGTTAATCGTGCTGGCGATCTAGGTTATACAACTGTGGCCAGCATTACTGCACTTGGAGCCTTATCTAAACTCCCTAAAATTATTGATGCTGGCGTATTAAGTGCCGACTTTGACGGCGATCAGATTTACACTCTTCTCAATGGTTATCTATTAGGATCATGGAATGACGTCCCCCCTGCGGAAACATGGGCAGCCTACAACCCTACAGAGACGTGGGCTAATGCCGTAAACGTAGGATTAGGTGAGATAGATCAGCCGGGTGATTATGAACTTATCGCTCGATCATCTAGCAACACAGACCTTTACTCTCTTTGCACCGCTATAGCAAACTCAGCCTTTGGAGTTCTTTACGAGGACGCACAAGGTCGTATCGGTTATGCGGATTCGACTCATCGACAAGATTACCTAGCCAATAATGGATACACGACCTTAGACGCTAACCATGCCAATGGCTTAGGTTTATCAGCTACGACTCGGGCTGGCGATCTTCGCAACTCATTCACCATCACATCTGGCAATACTGGGAGCCATGTTTACACGGCTACAGACTTGGAGAGCCAAGGACTTTACGGAGTTTACGCTGAGTCTTATACCTCTAGAATTAAGAACAATAGTGACGCAGTAGACCTTGCGGATCGTTATATTGCACTTCGAGCCTTTCCTTATGCTAAATTCCAGAACATTACCTTCGTCCTTGGTAATCCAGAGATCGATGACGCTGATCGTGACGCTCTTATCAACATCTTTCTAGGCCAGCCAGTCTGGATTCAGAATCTACCCCCTAACATCACAAATGGGGAATTTCAGGGTTATATCGAGGGATGGACATTTAGGGCAAGCCTAAATAATCTCACGGTAACATTTAACGCTTCTCCTGTGAACTTCTCCCAAGTTGCGGTAAAATGGGAACAGGTAAGCGCGGCAGAAACATGGAATACCCTTAACACAAGCCTAACCTGGCTTAATGCGATTGGAGCAGTAGCGTAATGGCAACAACAACGACCAACTTTGGATGGGATATTCCCCAGTCCACAGACCTAGTAAAGGATGGCGCTACCGCTATTGCCGCACTTGGTCAAGATATAGACACAGCTCTCGTCGATCTTAAAGGCGGCACAACTGGTCAAGTCCTATCAAAGGCCTCTAATACCGATCTAGATTATTCATGGGTGGCAGTCGATCCGCTACTTATACTCGACGCCAAGGGCGATCTTATTACTGCGACCGCGGCCGATACCCCGGCACGTCTACCAGTAGGCGCTAACGGCACAGTTCTTACGGCTGATTCAGCACAAGGTACTGGCCTAAAATGGGCTACGCCTACAAGCGGTAAAGTGTTGCAAGTTGTTAATACATTAAAAGATGACACATTTACAACGACAAGTAATTCTTTGGTCGATGTAACTGGTCTAAGTGCGACAATTACGCCAACAAGTGCAACTAGCAAAATTTTGGTAATGGCAACAGTAAGCGGCGCTTCAACAGATGTCGCCAACGCGGGAGTTACGGGCTATGTAATAGTAAGAGGCTCCACACAAATAGCGGTAAATACGGGATTGTCCTACGATTATACGGGTCAATTATCTATTAGAAGCCTAGGGCCTAGTACCGCAGTTACACTAAACCACGCAACTAATTTTCTTGATAGTCCTGCAACAACTAGCGCCACAACATACAAAATACAAGCCTCAACATTAGCGACTTTGTATATTAATAGAGATGGCGACAATACTGCCGGTAGTGTTTCGTCAATTACTTTAATGGAGATAGCAGCATGATTATAGATTACACACTCATACTTAATACTCATTTTCAAGGTGCTCAATGGACTCTCAATGGCAACGATTACAATGGGTTGACTTGGTTAAGCGATATGCCAAAGCCAACTAAAAAACAACTAGACGATTTATGGGATGCAACAATTCAGGCAGTTGAACAAAAAAAGGCTGAAACGATTGCAACACGCGAGGCACTACTTGAGCGCCTAGGCATCACCGCCGACGAAGCAGCATTATTACTCGGATGAAACCAGTCTTATGCAAGGCTGGGCAACAACTTCGAGAACAGTTCGATGACACGTTCCCAGATCGTGATCGGCGTTCCGATGGTTGGATCGGTGATCTCCGTCATTCAACGCGTCCTAGTGACCATAACCCTGATCCAACGTCTGGGTTGGTTAGAGCGATCGATGTTGATAGAGATGTACATAAGTCCGGCAAGCCAGACCTCATGCCCGATATTGCAGATCAGATTCGACTCGCAGCTAAGGCAGGAGAGAAGCGTATTGCCTACGTTATCTTCGAAGGACGAATTGCATCGGCTCGCATGGGCTGGCGCTGGCGCAAGTATTCTGGAAGCAATCCGCATAATCATCATTGCCATGTCTCTTTCACTAAGCAAGGCGATACAGACAGTTCGTTCTTTAATATACCGCTACTAGGAGGCAAATAATGGAAGCAATCATCTACGCAACTTTGGGACTTATTGCAATTCCAGTAATCCGCGCAGCGATTAAGTCTTACCGAGCAAAGAAGGCCGTAGGCGATATCGTCGCCGATGCCTTAGAAGCTGCGGTCGATACGGTCGAGAAGAAAAAGTAATGGACGCGGTAGATATTGCGGCAATCGCCGTAGGAATAGTTACAGTCCTTGGCGGAGTCGCTGGTTATCTACAATTCTTGGTAAAGCATTACCTGAACGAACTCAAGCCTAACGGCGGTTCATCAATCAAGGACCAAGTAAATCGACTAGAAGCGCGTGTCGATACCATTATCGAATTATTGGGTAAGTCACACTAAGTTCATGGCAAAGAAGAAGGTTATCGATCTCGATACTTATTCACAGTTAGACGCATGGGCTATTAGTCTGCATGAGATGTATCGCGCACTTAGGCGAGCAGGTTTTGCAGTTGATCTATGCCTAGCAATTATTGCTGATCGAGACGCTTACCCTGACTGGATTCTGCCATCGATCCCCGACCGAGTGGATCGCATACCCTACGAGGATGATGACGACGAGGATTAAATGAAGCGAATAGTCATAGTGAGCGACCTACAGGTTCCGTTCCACGATAGACACGCAGTCAAGAATCTAGCCAGTTTTATCAGTAAGTTTAAGCCGCACGAAGTAGTGACAATAGGTGACGAAATTGATTTCAACACAATCAGCAAATGGTCAGAAGGAACGCCAGAAGCATACGAACAGACTCTTGGAGATGATCGCGAGGAGGCTATTCAGGTACTTTATGATCTGCAGGTAACACAGATGATCCGATCTAATCACACGGATCGCCTTTACACGCAGATTATGCGCAAGATTCCTTCATTCCTGTCATTACCAGAGCTGCGGTTCGAGAAGTTTATGCGCCTGGATGAACTTGGAATTACATTCCATCGTAAGCCTTACAACATCGCACCGGGCTGGATCGCAGTCCACGGCGACCATACGCCTATCAAGTCACAAGGGGGTTTATCAGCCCTAGAAGCAGCCCGTAGACACGGCAAGAGCGTCATCTCAGGTCATACTCACAGGGCAGGTAGATCGTCCTTCTCAGAGGCCTCTGGAGGCCGTATAGGGCGTGTTTTGCATGGCGTTGAGGTGGGAAATCTTATGGACTTTAGCAAGGCCTCATATACCAAGGGATCAGCCAACTGGCAACAGGCTTTCGCCATTATGTATGTCGAAAACAAGAACGTCCAAGTCGATCTTATATATCTCGAGAAGGACGGCACATTCGTCGTGGCAGGCAAGCGCTATGGACGACCTAGATAACGAGTTAGACAGAGACATCGACGACCATATCGATGATGCAGAATCGTTACCGTTTCGTTATTAGAATATGATTGACCTAGCCTAGCAATCTGGCATTCTTTCTTTATCGGGCCGACAAACCGATAAGGGAGCAAAATGTTCGATCCATCATTAGGCGACGCGGTTGCCATGATTGTCTTATCCGCACTATATTTTCATCTAGGCCGTATCGTCGGCATTCGCGTGGGATATCTCAAAGGACGTAAAGCAGTCCGGGATTACTACGAGACAAAGGAAAGGGTGCGAGTGTGAAAGCAAGTGAAGTCCTATTATCAGCTACTGACATCATTGGAGACCGAGGACGAATATATGGTCATCCTCGTATCAATCAAACTCGAATCGCATTACGACTCCAGCAAATGCTCGAAACTCCAATCTCAGACCATCAAGCATGTCTGGCGATGGTCGAAGTTAAACTTGCCAGATTACAAGAAACAGCAGATCACATTGACTCCTATATCGACGCGTGTGCTTACCTGGCACTAGCTTGCGAACTGATTACAGAAAAGGACGAGCAATATGTTTAATCTTGAAGATTATGAAACAGTCGAAGAACGCTTAATCAAATTTTGGAAGGATCACCCAGATGGCCAAATACATACTAAATTGCTCGATCAATCTTCTGGTCGATTTATCGTTGAAGCTAGTATCTTTAGAACTGAGGCTGATTCTAGGCCTTGGACGACTGGGCTCGCTGAAGAAACGGTACAAGGTCGCGGCGTTAATGCTACTTCCGCTCTTGAGAACTGCGAGACGAGTGCGATTGGCCGTGCTTTGGCTAATGCAGGTTATGCAACTAAAGGCAAGAGAGCGTCGCGTGAAGAAATGAGCAAAGTAGAAGCAGCTTCTAAAGTAAAGGCTAATATCGATGAGGTAAAGGCTAAGATGTCAGAGACTTCAGGTACTTATGTTCCAGTCGTAAAGGAGGACGATCCATGGACTATCAAGCCAGCGAGTATGCCGCCCACAATGGGGGAAGCCGTTGCGACGGTGAAAGAAATCATTGGAGGCCAGACCGAGAAGGACATTCCCCGGTGCCAACATGGCGACATGATCTGGAAGACGGGTCAGAGTAAAGCAGGCAAGCCGTGGGGTCACTTCAAGTGTCCTTACGCAGTAACGGGTGAAATTACAAGATGCCCGGCACCGAATGACGTTATCTGGTACGAGATCAATAAAGAAGGCGCATGGCAACGACAGAAGGCGAGAGCATAATGGGACGTTTACAGTTTCAGAATCAAGATGGTGAGTGGGAGTCATTCCCAACCGAGGATGAGATTCATCGATCTAAAGAGATTATTGCAATCTTAGAGGAATTTACATTCACGACAAGATGCTGCTTATGTAATGACTCAATACCTTACAAGGACATCAAAGTTAATCTGACCAATAAGAGCTGGTCATGTTCTAAATGTCACGCGGTCAATGGCCTCACAAAGCCGTAAATACCGAGGATTCTCGACCGAACGTGTGGTCGCCGAGTACCTATCGACTTGGTGGCCACATGCAGATATCGGTCGAGGGGCTGGAAAAGATATAACCCATGTCCCCTACGATATGGAAGTGAAGGCTAGATCGGCGTTCCAGCCAAAAGCGTGGATCGATCAGGTCACGAAACGGGCAAAGAAAACTGGTGATTTGCCTATTGTTACGTGTCGTCTAAATGGTCAAGGGGAGAAGAGTCCACAGGACTACCTTGCGTTTATGCGGCTAGGTGATCTGGTCGATCTATTGCTTAAAGCAGGTTACGGTGATTTCAAGGGCGATATTGGTACACTTGAACCTGAAAGATGCACACAATGTGGATCATGGATATTTAAGGATGTGCCATGCCGGACATGCCAGAAATAATGCACACATGCCTATGCGGTTACTCACTTAAAGCTGCGTCTAACTTTTTAGACCAGATTGAGATCAGCAAAATGATGCTAAGCCATATTGAGTCAATGCATCCAGAGATGGGCGAATAATGCCGACCTACGAGTTCGAGTGCGATAACGAGAATTGTGAAAGTAATGCCAGGATCGAGGAATGGCTATCGATTAATGAGCCTCATGACTTGGAATGCCCATTCTGTCACTCACCAATGCATAAGGTTTACTCGTCAGTAGGAGTCAGTTTCAAGGGATCAGGGTTCTACAGTACGGATAATCGATGAAGCGACTCGCCGTCCTGAACAGGACTTTTACAAATGTGCTAGGTCGCTCTGGTACTCTACTGGCTAGAGCCCCCAAAGGGCTCAGGGCAAGCCTGAAAGGCGTAGCTTGCCTGGTAGCCATCGCTATTGGGATATCTATGCCTGCTGAAGCAGGGGCGTCCAACCAAGCAATTCGATACGTTAAAGATTTAGCAAAGTATCAATTAACTGATAAGCAAGAGAAATGCCATCATGAGATTATCTACAGAGAATCAAGATGGGATCATCGAGCAGTAGGCAACATAGGCGGTAAGAAGCAAGCCTATGGCCTATATCAGATGAAGGTTAAGAGCTTAAAGAATGGCTCAACGGTTAAGCAGTTCTGGATGTATTGGACTTATGTAATGCATCGTTATGGAGTAACACAATACGATGAGCCTGATTACTGCAAGGCACTCAACCACCTCATAACAAAGGGTTGGCAATGAGTAAGTTAAAGAAGTCCGGTAGCACTACTGCATGGCGTAAGCTAAGGCAGAGTGTTATTAATCGTGATGGATGTTGCCAGATGTGTGGCACAGAAGAGCGACTCACAGTCGATCATATAATCCCAAGAGTCTTAGGAGGTAGCGATTCAATGAGCAACCTTCAAGTTTTATGCGGATCATGCAATTCATCTAAGGGGGGTAGGTTTTTTGACAGTGCTAAGACAC